AACTCCGCTGTACACGGTCCGATACGCTGTTGTCCCGGGTTGACTGCGGACGCTAAAGCTCCCAGGGCGGATCGATCGCCAGCCGCAGTTCGAGGAGCTGGCAAAGCTGCCGAAGGTCGACTGGGGCGCCGTGGCGCCAAAGCCTACTAAGGCGCAGCAGAAGGAACGCTGGGTCGAGCGGGTCTACCGTGTTCCGGCCGCCGACGCCGGGGCGCTCGATGAAGCCATCGAGGCGGCGAGGGCTGAACTCGGTGGGAGCGACGGTCAGGCGCTAGTCGAGATCGCGCGGAGGTACTTGGACACATGAGCCGGTCTCGAACGAAGCACGATTACCCCGCCCTCCGGCTGGAGTACATCCAGAGCGACATCAGTGTCCGTGAGTTGTGCCGCAAGCACGACATCGCAAGCTGGTCGACCGTCAATGCGATCAAGAAACGAGAGCAGTGGGATCGTCAACGCGACGAGTTCCGGGCGACCACCCAGCAGCGCGAGATCTCGAAGCTCGTCGACGAGCGAATGTCGACGGTCGCCACGATCCACGCCGAGCTGCTGCTGGCGATCCGGGCCGGGGTCCATCGCTACGTGGCCGACGTGCAGGACCAGAAGAACCCGCAGCACGTCTCGGCCCGCGACCTGATGGGTCTGATCGACAAGTTCCTGCTCCTGACCGGGCAGGCGACCTCACGCTCGGAGAACCGAAACCTTGACGTCCACGACTTTGGAGGCATCCTCCGAGACGCGCCGCCCGAGCTACTTCGAGAACTTGCAGAACTGGCTCGCGCAAACGGAGCTGGAGCGGAGCCAATGGGACGAGGTCCACTCATCGTCCTTGAAGGAACTCGCTCGGCGTAAAGTCGTCGACGGGGTCTTCGCGTACGGCGAGTACGTCTTCGGCTACCGACCCGCGGAACACCACCGCGAGATGGTCGAGATCATGCTCGACGCGGTCGCCAAGGCCGGGACGCCGGACTCGGGAAACGTCGTCATCCTAGAGCCGCGTGGGCACGCGAAGACCACGTGGGGCAACACGATCTTCCTGTGCTGGTTGATCTCGCAGTACCCGCACCTGCGGATCGGGCTGCTGTCGAAGAGCGATGCGTTGGCCTACGACTTCAGTAAGGCCATTCGCTGGACGTTCGAGAGCAACCCGCGGCATCACGAGATCTTCGGCAACAACGTCTCGACCGCGAAATGGACCGACAAGGAGTGGTACCACAAGGACAGCCCGTGGCAGGGCACCAAGGACATGACGCTGTTCGCCGCCGGGACCGGCTCTGCGATCGTGTCCAAGCGGTTCGACATCATCATCGCCGACGACATCATCGACGACGAGAACTCGGCGACGCCCGAAGCCCGCGAGAAGGTCGAGACATGGTGGCAGAAGACGGTCCGCCCGTGCCTGACTCCGAACGGGCTGATCGTCATGCTCGGAACACGCTGGGCGGTCGAGGACCTGTACGAGACGCTGACCACGCCGAAAGAGGGCATGGCCAAGGCGACCTTCCGGCTGGTGTTGCGACAGGCGCTCATCGAGGATCCTGACGGCACGGTCCGCCCGTTGTGGCCGGAGTATTGGCCGTTAGAGCGGCTGGCTGAAGAGCTGGACGCCATGGGCGCAGCGTTCTTCAGCTGCGCCTACAACAACGACGTTACGGGCTTGGCCAAAGGCAACATCTTCCTGAAGGCCAACTTTCAGTATTTCGACAAGCTCGACCCAGAGAAGGGTTACACGATTCGGATGGGCGTCGACCTCGCGTCGTCGGAGAAGCAGACAGCCGACTTCACGGCCCGGGTCACGACGGCCGAGGACGATCGCGGCAACTTCTACGTGATCTCGGTCTATCAGGACCGCCGGGCTACCGGTCACGCCTCGTTCATCAACGATGGCTTTATGGCCCACCAGAACCTCGCACTCGTGATCTGCGAGAACAACCAGTTCCAGTCGACGTTGGTCCGCGAGGTGATGAGTGACTACCCGAGGATTCCGATCGAGGGCCGCAAGTCGGACGTCGACAAGGTGACAAGGGCTCGGGCCGTCGCGGCGAAGTACGAGGGCAAGAAGGTCTGGCACCACCGCTCGCTGGAGGGCAGTGAGTTCGAGACGCAGCTCGTGACCTTCCCGAAGGGCCACGACGACATGGTTGACGCGCTGGGCTTCTCGATGGACCTCGGGAACGAAGGCTTCGCGTACACATCGGTGAGGTAGGCGTGGCTCTGATCGAGTTCCGAACCGGCAAACGCGAGGTGCCAGATCATCTCGCCGACATGATGCGAGATCTGCCGACGCACACGCTGACGTTCGAGCAGGCCGTTGAGAAGGCTAACTGGAAGCTGGCGCAGGACCACCTGTCCAAGGTCCAAGCAGACGTTCTCCAGAGCCACTTCCGCGATCGAGGTGGCTGATGGGTCTCATCGATACCGTGTTGACCCGGGCCGCCCGGCCGAAGGCCGAGGAGCAGCGAGTTCCCGGGCAGGCCGAGGTTGCATTCAGCGACTCAGGCCGAGTCGGCAGGCCGAACTCCAAACTCTACCGACACTGGTCCGAGCGATCGGAGCTGGTTCGAGGTGCCATCGACATCAGGCGCGGGCAGATCGCAGTCGCAGAGTGGGACATTCTGCCCGCAGACCCGGAGAAGGCGTACTCGAAGCCACTTCAGGAGAAGATCCGGAAGCTCTTCGATTCGCCAAATCCAACCCGGAACAGCTTCCGCAACTTCACCGAACCGGTCGTCGAGGACATCCTCGTTCTCGACGCCGGTTCGATCGAGAAGGTCCGCAATCTCAGGGGCGAGGTCGCCGAACTGTGGTTCGTCGACGGCGCAGAGGTCAGGGTCGCGAAGTATTGGGACGGCGACCCCGACGAGCCCCGCTACTTCTGGTACCCAGAAGGAGCCGGGCGGGCGATCGACTCTTGGAAGAATGAGGACTTCCTCTACATCATGGCTCGCCCGGGGACCCACCGGGTCGTCGGTCTGTCGACGATGGAGGTCCTGAAGCTTACGATCGATCGGGAGCTGGGGCTCGATGCCTATAACTCGCGGCAAGTCCAGAACGCCGCTCCCGAAGGTCTGCTCGATCTTGGCGAGGGCGTCGCTGGCGATCGGGTCGAGAAGTTCAAGACGTACTGGAAGCAGGAGATCGCCGGGCGTGGCGCTATGGCGATCGTTGGCGGTTCCCGGGGCGCCAAGTTCTGGCCGTTCCGGGCCAGCAACCGGGACATGCAGTTCGCGGAGTGGCAGAACTATCTGCTCCGCAAGGTTGCGCTGGTCTTCGGGCTCGCTGCTCAGGACCTGAACGCCGTCACCGACGTCAATCGCGCAACAGCAGGCGTCTTTCAGGAGAACACCGAGGACCGTGGCCTGCGACCGCTCCTCGGGCTTGTCGGTGACTACTACACCCGTGAGGTCGTCTGGGACGAAGGGTTTGGCGGTCCTGACAACAACCTCATGTTCGCCTTCACGAAGCTCAATCAGCGCGAGTCGCTCGACGCGGCCAAGGTCCAGAACACCCAGTCTGGCGGCCTCCCGACCCGAGCGGTGAACGAGCTTCGCAAGAAGGATGGGCTGGAGCCGTGGGGTGCGGAGTTCGATAGCCCCATGGTCGTCGTCGGCAACACAGTGCTCCGTCTGGAGAACGTCCCAACACCCAGCGAGGCGCTGGAAGCCAAGAAGCCCGAGCCGTCGGGCTCGCAGCCGCCCACCTCGGGCAAGGAGTAGCAGAAGAGATGGCCGCAACCGTAACGGTCCGGGTTTACACCGGGACGGACGCCGGAACCGAATCCGGCGCTGTCTCTGGGATCGATCTCATCAGCGCCGACAACGCGACGAACTCGCTGGCCAACCGGCAGGCCAACCCGATCAACGTCGGCACGACCAGCTACGAGAAGTGGCTGAAGGCGAAGGTCGACGCCGCGCCCGCCAATGCCGTCGCGAACTTCAAGATGTGGGGCGACGGAGCAGTCCAGACGTCGACGACGCTGTACGCGACCGGCGCGTACGTCACCGGGACGACGCCGACCAACGCCGCGTCGTCGATCGCCAACGCCGATTTCACGGGCTATACGGCGGGCAACAAGATGACATGGGACACCAACTCGTACTCGGCGACGAACGCGACGACCCAGTATGCCGTCTTCCAGCTCGATGTCGACGCGACCGCCGGTCCGGGCAACTGGACACAGGAGACCGTGAACTACAGCTACGATGAGACGTGATTGATGCCCCCACGCCTGCTGGTGCTTTGCCCGACCCGTAGTCGCCCCGGCGCGGCGATCGAGGCATACCGGGCCTTCCGGGACACCAAGACCAGAGACGACACCGAGATGCTGTTCGTGGTCGACGACGACGACCCGCAGCTGGAGGAATACTCCGCGGTGCCGTCTCTGGTGCAGGCGTCGCCGGGGAACATGGTCGCGGCGCTCAACCGTGCCGCGGCGTGGGTGCTCCAGTGGGTGCCACGGCCGACGTATCTTGGATTCGTCGGCGACGATCATCGCTTCCGCACCCATGGCTGGGATCAGCACTTCGTCGAGCTGCTCGACGCCCGGGGCGGAGGGTTCGTCTACGGGAACGATCTCTTCTGGCCGAAGGGCGAGATTCCAACCCAGATCTTCATGTCGGCCTCGATCGTCGAGAAGCTCGGCTGGATGGGCCTTCCCGACTGCCACCACCTGTACATCGACAACGTGTGGCGGACCCTCGGCGACGCGACCTCGTCGCTGTTCTACATGCCGGACGTCGTGATCGAACACATGCATCCGGCAGGCGGTAAGGCCCAATGGGACGAGGGCCATCTACGGGTCAACTCAGAGTCCATGTACACCCGTGACCGCGCCGCCTTTGAGGCATGGCTGGCCGGACCAGCGAAAGAGGACATCT